ATTTGAGTTTAATTTCACAAGCAACAAACGTTCTCTATGTTGATAATAAAAGAACAGACACTTACACGGAAATCGGAACCTACGTTCTTCCATTCAAGACAACTCAAGCCGCAATGGATTCTATAACCGGAAATAGTTCCACCAATCGGTTTTGCATTAAGATAGCAACCGGTGCTCCATATACAGAGAATTTAACTTTCAATAAGGGTTACATAACTTTAGAAGGTTATGGGGATACAATTCTAAGCGGAAACTTGACTTTTGAGACAACAGCAGTTCACGTTAAATTTATAAATTTAAAATTAACCGGAAATGCAGCTGGAGCCTACACAAACGCCTTTTTAATAGATGTTTGCGATTGCAATACAGCAAAAAACAAAAATTGGGTTTTTTCTTGCACAGTAGACGATTCTTTTATACAAGTTTCGGGTCAAAGTACTTTATGGTATGCCAATTTTGAACTGACAAAAATAACAGGGGTAATTGCTAATCAAGGCGGTTACTTTGAGGGCACTCATACTTTTAATGAGTGCAATGGAGAGTTTATCGGCTTCGAGAACTACGCAGGAACGATAAACATAAACGCTGGTTCAGAAATTTATATTGGTGCGGCGATGTGTATTGATACTGTCGTAAATCTTGCAGAAGGAGCAACGCTACACATAGACGCTGTATCTGCCAGCAAATTGGCAACTTTAAACAACAGTGGTGGAACGCTTGACCTGACAACTCCGGCAAGCAGCATACAATACGACAACACGGTAAGTGGATTAGCTGCTGAAACTGTAAAGGCTGCAATAGACGAAAATGCTGCTGCCTTGGCTGCAATTGCGAACCAACAAACGCAGCTTGAAACTCTTTTTGGAGAGTTAGGAAGTCCGTTAACTTTTAAAGGTAGCGATACATATGCTAACGTATCAGCAATAGAGACGCCAGATAATAAAGATTGTTGGTGGGATACGACAAATGGCCGCTATGTTGCTTACAATGGTTCTGCCTGGATTGCTATAGGTAACCTTAACATTAATGCAAGAATAGTTAATACTGAAAAGCTGCAAAAATCCTCTGTAACACCTGAAAAAACTTCATACTTCACTTTATCAGCAAACTTGTGGGATTCCTCTTTAAATGAAGTTGGAAGGTTAAATTCATCTGGTGTGCTTGATGTTGCTCAGACAGGATATGTTACTTCGCCGCATATTGATGTATACGGGCAGGCTGGGCAATATATTGTTCCGCAAAACAATGGAACTATAGCGCGAAATTCATTGTTTTTTTATGATGCCAATGAAGTAAAATTATCGGGCGAATACGGAACTTACTCCACAGCTGTTGAAATACCTGTTGGCGCGTATACTGTTAGAATCAGTCTTGCTTCTACAGCTACAGTTTTTGCAGGAATCAATGCAGATGGTACGGCAATAACGTATGCAGCATACAGTGAGAAAATTCCAGTAAACTATCTTACGTTAACTGGAATAAAACGTGAAAACATGGATGCAGATTACCTTACTGCTGAGATTTTTAAGCAGTTCGATGATAATAATTCTGTACTTCTTGACATGAGCACAAATCGCTATAATGTAAGTAATACGACAACTGGTAGACTAAAAACAGATGGGACAGTAGATGCTACAGCAAATACGTATCTGACAACAGAATATATTTCAGTCGAGGGGCATATCGGTGAGTATGTGTGCGTTGAACAAAATTTAGGCGGTTCGTTCCTTTGTTCTGGACATGTGTTTTATGATTCAACAAAAACACTATTGTCACAATCAATTGAAACAATAACTACGGGTTTTCTTGTACCAGCAGGAGTGCATTATGTAAGAGTAAGCATACCTGCTGTAACGGAAAATCCTTTTGTTGGATTTAATGCTTCGAACGCATTGGTTGCATTTGAAAAATTCTATAAAAAATTCAAGAACAGTTTTGTTCATAGTGGTGCGGATGGATATTTTAATAAAGCTGTAGCATTTCAAGGTGACAGTATATTTGCACAAGAAAAAATTACACCTTGGATTGTAGACTTCTTTAAGATTGGGACTTATTATAATCCAAGCATCGGCGGCACAACGGTATATAACAACGAAACAACAGTTGAATACAATTCGGTTACTATTGATGGCTGGATGAGTTCAGATGACCGCATTTCGATAATACCAGAAGATACCGACATTATAATCAATTTTGGTGGGCATAACGATTGGAGCGAGTCGTGTCCAATTGGTGAACTTGGTAATTTTACAGATACAACGTTTATGGGGGCTTATGCATTGATGCTTAAAAAGCAAATTACAGCGTTCCCGAATGCTACTATTATTTGTTGCACTCCTATGGGTGGAAGATTATCCGTAGAAGATGTAAATCAAGATTACCAAACCGAAAATCTACTTGATCTTGTTATGACTGATTATGCTGATGCCGTAAAACAAGTATGCGCTTATTATGGAATTCCTTGCATTGATATCAATGCAGAAAGCGGAATTAATACTATGAATGCTGCAAGCTTTCTGGATGATGTAGTTCATCCAAATGTTGCAGGTGGAAAATTAGTTGCTAGAGCTATGATAAATGGAATGAAGAGATTTAATCCTTATACATTCTAAACGGTAATTTGAATTCAATTTATGGTAATGATATAATATTATTACTAAAATTGAGTGGAGGCGTTTATGATGGGGAAATTTCTAAAAATATTTAGCATAATATTAGTTGTTATACTCGCAGGAATTGCGTTTTTTGCGATTAAAACTGGTTCTGCTAAACTACAGGTACAGGCACAGAAATCAATTAAACTTCAAGCGCAACTGGATGCTGAGGCCGAACAACAAAAAGAGATAGAGGAGAATGAAAAACTCCGGCTCGAAAGTATAAAAAATACTTTGCCTAGAATAATTTGTTGGGGGGATAGTCTCACGGCTGGTTCTGGTGGAGGTGGTACAGATTATCCCAGTATACTTGCAAATTTGATAAAACTGGAAGTAAAAAATTATGGAGTAGGAGGAGAAACATCTGAACAAATTGCTTACAGGCAAGGAGGTAAAAAGTTTTTTGTTGATGCGGTTGTAATCCCAAGTACAACTTCAAAAATTGCAATAAATCTTATTAACGAGAATGGAGAACGTATAAATCTTTTAGACCAAGGCTCAAGCGGAATAAATCCTTGTACAATAGGTGGGGTTACTGGGGAAATTACGCTTGATAAAGGTAGTGATACATATTATTTTAAAAGACAAGTGGCTGGCAATGAAGTATCTGTTTTGTCTAATACTCAAGTATTGACATATGGGATTATAGATAATAACCCCAATGATATTATCATTATTTTTAGCAGTACAAATGATAGAACTAGTATAGATAAAGCAAAAAATATCGTTGCGATTCAACGGGCCATGATTAAATGCTCAGGTTCAACAAAGTTTATTATAATCGGGCCAACTAGAAATTTTGAAGAAGATATAATCAGTGTGTTGAACAATGAGTACGGTAGTAATTATTTTAATTTTCGCAAGTATCTTTTGGAAAATGCGCTTAGTGATGCAAATATTATGCCATCAGAACAAGACAATAAAGATTTACAAAATGGTGTCGTTCCAGCAAGTTTACGTTCTGACGATATACACGGTAACAAAATTTACTACGAGTTATTAGGTAAACAGATGTATAAAAAAATTATGGATCTTGGTTATTTATCACAAGAACAGATTGATTATTTGGGATTAAATAAAAATTAGTTACCGCACAATTGGATTATTATGCGCGGTTATGCGCATAAATAAGATCAAAAACATCATGCAAGTTTTTGCAGTTTGAGTGCCTGCACTTGAGCTGCCTTTTATAACATGAAAATGTGCATTAACAATAAACAGTAAAAAGCCGACATAATTACCATGTGGAGGTGGTTATGTTGGCAAGGCAGTCTCTTAATGTTTCACTTGAACCAGGTGTGCTTGATGAATTTTGTAAGTATGCATGTCTGAAGGGAATCAGAATCTCACCTTGGGTGAACGCCAAAATGAAGGAGTTCATTGAAGAGGAAAAAGCACAAGAGCAGTTGAAAAGTTTAAAAAAGCGCTTCGATTAAGAGGCGCTTTTACAATTGCGCGGTAACTGCCAAAAACCCGCAAATGTAGGCGTATCTAGTTATTTAAGGTAGTTGGATTAAATTCAGTGACATGGAGCTTACTTTGTAGGCTCCTATTTTTATGCTTATCTGCCACAGAAAGACCGCTCAATATCCGTGGTAAAATTAGTGTAAGAGGCAGGTGATATTATGCTTGAGCAACTCAAAGCGAGACAGATTGAACTATCCGCTCAAAGAGTACAGATACAAAACATATTGAATCAAGCCATAGCGGACTTGCAGACGATAAACGGCGCAATCCGAGAGAATGGCTACTGGATAGAAAAGTTTGAGAATGAAGCAAAGGAGGGCATAGCGCAATGACCGTATCGGACTACATGACTGGGTTTCTGGCTGAATATGACCATCCGCATACCAATGCGACTATATTAAAATGGATAAATTATGCGGAATCAAAGCTTGACTACTTTAAAACTTACATTGTCCAATATTATGCGCAGACGTTCAATGAGTTTCAGTATTCATTACCGTCCGGCGTTTCGTTTGATGATATTAGAAGCGTCAGGGTAAACGGCTACAAATATAAGAAGAAGGACAACAGCGCATATAAAGAATACCGTTCGTTCTGGTATGAAGATAGCAAACTGTGTATCTATCCTGCGTGTGCTACGACCGACACAAGCTATGTTTCCGAAGCTGGAGAGATTACCTTTGCTACCAACACAATCACGACCACAGGGGATGATTTCACCTTTAACGTAGGCGATACGGTCCTTATATCCGGAGCAACCGTAAGCGCCAATAACCGATATGCCACGGTCATAGGTTCCGCCGATACAGTACTAACCTTTGCAGCAAGTACATTTACGGCTGGTGCAGACGCAGCGGCAGTGACCATATCGACACCCAAAATTAAAATGACATACGAATACAGACCAGTAACAAAGCTGATCGCCAATATCGCAACGGATACATTGAATCTTCCTGATCGGTTCTTTGAAATATACGACTATTTCCTTATGTCAAAGATAGCTTATCTGGCAAAAGATTACGCCGATGCAGCTAACCATATGACGTATTATGCAGCGAAGATGAAAGAATATGAGGACTGGTACGAGGAACATAGACCACAGTTAGCAGAAGATGATATCGTTGGAGTTGAAAACTGGGATTCCGGAAACAGCAGTATAGATTTCGATACAGAGGTATAGACAATGCGAATGCCTAATTTGCCGTACAAGAACAATCCAAAAACTAAAAAAAGCATCATTGAATTTGCTGGGTTAGACCGCCGCAGTTTAATACCGGACAATGCTCTATCGTCCTGCAGCAACATGAGCAGCAAGAACAGTCCATTGCTAAGCCCGAGAGATTCACGCGAAGTCAGCGTAACGTTAAGCGGTACCGGACGAGCCTTATTCGCCGCCACTAAATTAGCCCATGTCGATGGAACAGATTTCAAGTATGACAACACTACTGAGGGTACCGTAACGGCTTCTGCAAAGTCAATGGTGGAATTATCGCAGCGCATAGTCATATTCCCTGACAAGGTATCCTATGACACTGTGGGGGATACATTTGCGGCAATACATGGAAGTGTTGCAATGTCGGAATACGGATATGATGCATCCGGTGTAGTTGACACAAGCGCGACAACTAAAATGCACAATGCTTTAAGGGTTACAGTAACACCCAGCACAGCCTATACCTTGACCAACGACAAAGGGTACACAGTTGCAAAGGCTTATTACTTTGATGTAAACTCTGTATTCATATCTAGCGCGACTGTAAACTTTGCAAGCTTTACCACTCCATCTACGGCATACAGCATGAATTTTGATGTAACCGGTACGGATTTGTCTGTTGTCATAAAGATAACCAATGCTGTATATCCAACTATAGGCGCGGTTCCTGACATTGATTATGCCTGTACAATGGATAACCGTATATGGGGCGTAAAGAATGACAATGTATACTGCTGTGCATTAGGCGTATATGACGATTGGACATCATTTCTTAATGAAGACGGTACAGTCAATGAATCCGGCGCGTGGAGCGTTGACACAGGCAGCAACGGAAACTTTACAGGCATAGTGAGTTACAAGGGTACAGTCTTGGCATTCAAGAATGACCGTGTATGGAAAATGTTCGGAGGCTATCCGAGCGACTTTCAATTTGTCGAAATATCGCGCCTTGGATGTATCAGCAACAAATCAATCTGTGAGGTCAATAATGTACTGTTCTGGCTCAGTCCTCAAGGCGTGGTTGCATATACCGGAGGCACTCCGGAGGTCATAAGCGAGAACCTGAACGAAAACTATACATCCGGTGTGGCAGGCGGAGACGGCAGGAGATACTATATAAGCCTGTACAATGGTACGACTTATGCGCTGTATGTTTATGACACTTGGAAAGGGATATGGCTGGAAGAGGATGCTTTAAATGTAACAGAACTTGCTTATTTTGGCGGGTACTTATATGCGCTGGCTAGTGATAATAAGATATGGAAATTTGGATCGGGAACAGAGGCAATTACTTCTGAAATTATAACAGCCGAATTTACAGAATCCTACCTGGGTAAAAAAGGCCACAGTGAGCTCCGGTTTAGGGTAGATTTAGAAACCTCTGCAACATTAAAGGTTTATATCCGCATAGACAACGGCTCATTTACACTAGTCAAGACTTATTCAGCTACGGATTTAACAAGCTTTATAGTTCCGCTAAAGCCACAAAATGCCGATCATTTTCAATTGAAATGTGTTATGACCGGAGAGTACAAGATTTATCAAGTGGAACGGATATTCTATATTAGTGCAACATAATAAAAAGGAGAGTGATAGATAATGGCAGGATTCGCGAATACTTCAGAGAACGCAATTTTAGACTTTTTATTCAGCAAGGCGGCGTATACACCAGAGGCTACATACTGTGTTGGACTATCCACATCTGACCCCGGAGAAACAGGAGCGCTAACAGGCGAGCCATCCGGTGGCAGTTATGCAAGGATTGCAGTAACCAACAATGCAACAAATTTTCCAGCTGCGTCAGGCGGATCTAAAGCAAACGGCGTACAAATAGCATTTGCCGAAGCAACAGGAACCTGGGGAACAATCACACATTTCTTTCTTGCTGATGCACTTTCGGAAGGAAATGTTATTGCATCCGGCGCGTTACTTTCTGCGAAGTCAATTGAAAGCGGAGATGTTTTCTATTTTGACATAGGAGATTTGATAATAACATTGGATTAGAGGTGAAACCATGAAAACGAACTGGCAAGACCCAGGTTCAGTAGAAATACAATCGTCGTTCATTTCAGGTTTGCAGGAGGCTGTAGGAAAGGTTGAAGATGCAATAGGTTTACAAACTACGGCTGAAACAGACATTGAGTTAGTAGAAACCTATATTGCTGCTACAGACCGATACCGCATATATCAAGTGGCTGTTGGCAAAAGGAATTGGGTTGCTTCTCCTGCTCCCGCTATAAAGAAAAACGGTTCAACGATAACAACCGGGTTTATATTGGATTATGGCGGCGGTGCAATTTCGCTTGAAACTGCAGCATTAAGTACAGATGCATTTACGGCTGATTTTACAAGGACCAACAATACGCCTGTAATTTTAGCAAGCAATGTCAGCATAGCGGATGCAGGAGTGATTATCACTGCTACAACCGTTGAAGCTGCATTGCAAGAAATTGTAACGGCGGCTAATACGCAAAAGGCAGATACTATATTTTTAAATTTAAGGGGGTGCAGATACAATGGCTAAGACATATTCAGATCAAGTTTATAGTGGGACGCTGACTACGGCAGGTGCTACAGCTGCCACGATAGCGGCAAGCACGACATTTATTATGAAGGGGTTTTGCATCTCAAACGCAAACGCTGCCGATAAAAAGGCAGAACTGCTAATTGATGATAAGCGCATACTTCCCTATTTAAAGGCCATACCAACAGGCGAAAGCCTTATAAGAAGCGATCTAAACATACCCGTTACTACTGGCATAACCATAAAGGTAAAGGGTGAAGTTGCTGACGATATGGATTATTATGTATGGGGCGTAAACGAGGTGACTTCATAATGCAAGGGTTATTGAGTCAGAACTATTTAAGCAATGCGAAGATGTTTGGCGGCAGTGGCAGCAATATAAAAAGTATACAACATTATGAGGTAAATTTTGCTGCATCCTCTGCGGAACAAGATGTTGCTATAACTGCGGTTGATTTGACAAAAGCTGTTATTAGAGGCACTGGAGTATTAGTAAGAGAGGATGCTGGATTCAGTGCAATGGCAACCTCTTTAGAATTTAAAAATAGTACGACTGTTACCATGAAAAGATACAACGCAACAGCTGATTACAATATAGTGTCGTTCTATGTAATTGAACTGAATTCAATCAAATCATTACAATCCTTTAGCGCGGCGACGTCCACAACATCGGCAGTGGCAACGGTTTCTGCTGTTAATTGGGCTAAATCAGAAGTGATATATACTTATCAAACCAGTGCGACTACCGTGCGAGCGGGATCAGTGGAATTTTATAGGTCCTCTAATAATCTTAACTTCCGGGCTAATCAAAATGTAACATTGACAGTTGTAGGCTTTGTAGTTGAATATGAGTAAGGAATGAGGTCACAATGGCTAGATATAATAAACTTAACAACAGAATAATGCTTAATCAAAAGTCAACTGATAATGGCGGTATATTTAATTATCGTGTAGTTGGCATAGTTGGGCATATCATAAGTTCACTGACGGTAACGGCAATTCCGCATCTCAGGCGTTCTGCATCAGCAACCGTTACTGTAGTGGCTACCTTTATAGGGAGCGCCAACAGGACATTTCACAGAAGCGCAAGCATTGTTATATCTGCATTGACCACAGCAAAAGCAACAAGGGGCAGACATAGCGTGGCGAATTCAAATATTACCGCATCATTCATTGGGACAGCAAAGAGAAACATGTTCGCACGAGGCGTGATAAATCTAGTGTTAAGCTTCATTGCAAGATTGCGGCAAATGTATAGGCCTGTTTATCCTGCGTTAAGCGTAACAGAATATCCAATTGAAATGACGGTTACAGGATATGAAATATTATTGGAGGTGATTGGTATGCCATTTGCAGGAAGTACAATAACATTAAGAGGAACGTTCCCGGACAGCGCAGGTAGCTTAGTAGAGCTTGAAGATGTGACGCTTAAAGTTTATTCGCCTGGGAGGGTTTTGGACGAAACAATAACGCCGACAGAGGTTTCGACAGGGTTATATTCTGGAGATTACACTATACCGGATGATTTGTTTGGGCAGTTTGATTTTGAATTCTCAGGAACGTTAGGCGATAAAACAATAATGGGCAGGAGTTCTTTTGACTCCAATTGGAAGTAACGAACGGCATAATTTGGAGGTGTAAAGAACCCTCAAAATCCGTGATACAATTTATATAGAAGGTTATGCCATGTCGTGAGACACGCCTCTAACTTTACTATAAGCGGACTCACCGCGCAAGGAGAATGTATATGAAAAAGAACGAAACTAATCTCAAAGTATTGGAGTCAAGTATTGTACCTGTCTATGAAGGAAAGTCTATTGATGAAGCCTGTCAAACTGAACAACTTGTAAACGCAAGGGAACTGTGGGAATTTCTTAAAATCGAAACAAGGTTTGATACCTGGATTAACAGAAGGATAGAAGAATATAGTTTTAAAGCCGGTGAGGACTTTTGCACATTCTTGAGCAAAAGTACCGGAGGTAGACCGGCCACTGAATATATTTTTAAACTTGACGTAGCCAAAGAACTTGCCATGGTTGAAAACAACGACAATGGGCGAATGGTAAGACGGTATTTTATTGAAGCCGAAAAACGATTCAGAGAAGAAAAATTGGCGCGCGCAAGAATTAAAGCCGAAAGACGTGTATTCACTGATGTTATAAAAGAATTGGTACCAGACGGTCCTCACAAAGTGTGGGCTTACAAAAACCTTACAGATATTATTTATAAAGTTGTGACTGGCAAAAACGCGGTGCAATTAAGAGTACAATACGGACTGGCTAAAAAAGAAAGTGTTACTCCTTATCTTTCGTTACAAGAGCAGAAAGAAGTTGTAACTTATGAACGCATAGTAGAAAGCCTTTTGGAATTAGGGAAAGATTACAAAGACGTTAAAACAATATTGGAGAATCCAAACTTACTAAGTCCTGCGAAGGCAGTATAAAAGGAGATGATTAGATGCCAACACCTACTTTTACGGTTTATGTGCCTGGCATGAATGATGATGCCAATGCTAAGATTAAGGGGCTGACCAATAGCTATATCGATATGTCGCAATATATGCAATGGATACTGTCTCACCTTGACGAGAAGAATGTCATTCGAGCTGGATCGGTCTATGCTCAAAATATTGACACTAGGAAAGCAAAAATAGTTACTGCGCAAATAGAGGACTTGATTGTCGGCGGCAATGTCCAGATAGGCTCAGCAGAGGATGCAGCAGGAGTAACCACTATAATAGGCAATACTGTGACAACGGGGTTCGTGGATGCTTTAGGGGTTACAGCTGGATATGTAGCAGCAGAGAATATTACAGGGACGTATATCACAGGCAAGACCATAAGGACGGCGGCAAGTGGTGCGAGAATAGAGATAAATAGTAGCACCCTTACCACTTATAATTCCTCCAATCAAAAACATGGACCCTATATCTATCCCACCGACGGCGATATGATATTTCATTACAATGGAATACCGGTATTAGATGTTGGTCTTGCAGGTGGGGGCAAGGTCAGCATCCAAGCACTGTCCGAATATGAGCTTGAAATTATTGGCTATCCTAATTATGACTGGGTGATAGAGCACACCGCCCGATCTTCGGATTCTTCATTTGGAGTATTTGGTGTCGAACCTGTATCACAGCAAACAGCTGCATTGATGCCCACTGATGGCACCTCGACCATACACGACATAGAAGTTAAGATAAATGGCATTCTCAATAAGTTGGCGGCATACGGCCTATTTGATGTATCTTAATAAAACAATGGGATAAAATAGGGGGATAGACTACTTTATCCCCCTATTTTATTAGTGGAAGAATTGTATCGAGATAGTAACCTACTTCAATATAGTCGTGGATATGAGTTTTAGGTATGGCATTTGTTTGAACAATATCAAGCAAGATTTGGTCATCGGGTGATAATAAACTGTACACCGCCCGCCCATACGATACGAACGGTACTGTTTTAATTAAGATGTACTGCTCGGTTTTTGGGTTATATAGAATATCGTAGCCGTTTGGACGAATCTTCTTGTTCACGAATTCAATCTTAATATAATACTTTCCATCGAATTCATCAATAAAAACGCTATCTATCCCATCAAGTTTTGGCGGACCCGGTGGTGGTGTTAAATTAACGCCATTATCCGCATTAATTGCAGCACTACTTGTACTGTCCGATGCAATCTGAATTGTAGGTGTGTTTATTTGTATCTGGTTAACGCCGCCTATCCACTGGAAGTCAACGCCGATTTTTGAGCATATGTCCCTAAATGTCGCCGCTGGAATATAATTATAGCCTTTGTAGACAAGTATAGGCAGGTCAGGGTTGCTAATCTCGGCACCATCAACCATAAGCTTAACTTCTGATTGGTACAAGATATACTCCTGTATAGCTGCACCTGCTGGAATGGCACTGAATAGCACCGCTGCACATAGAAAGCCTAATATAAACTTTTTCATAAGGTATATAACCTCCTTCATAATTTCACTCACATTATATTCTTGTTTATAAGTATTGTCAAATATAGGCATAGGTATGCAGAAGTATGGCGCGATTTGTGTACGTTGTTTGTGTGATATTATAGAGGTAATAAGATAACGAAAGGGGAATTAAATTAACATGACTAACGAAGATTATTTGAAAGCGGACTTAGAGAATCAACGGTTTGAAAAGACAACAATAGAACCTGCGGCGGATGAGGTATTGGACGTATTGCGGAAGTATGGCTTAACTGTTAAGGACGGAACGCGCGTCATTGAAACAGCAAGAGTCAAAGTATGCGTTTTGGCTAATTCGGCAAAGATTTAAGAAAGTGTAAAGGGGCATTATTTATTTTATTTTGGAGCTTTTAAGTTTATTAACCTAGCTAGCATTTGGTCATAAATATTGATATAGGTTTCAACGTTGTTTAGGTTGTTATCGCTTAAATCTGCATGGTCAAAGTAAACAGTGGTCAATATCGCTGCAACGGTATTGAAATCACTATTGTTGTATATAAGTTCATCACGGCTTAATCGCATTATGTACCTCTTTTCTGCCCCTTTACATTGGAATCATACCATTACAAATATAAGATTACAAGGACTGGAAATTGAGAGCTCGAAAGGGTTCTTTTTTTACGCTAATTTGGGATAAATGCGCTCGATGTTGGAGGGCAAAAGAAGTGACAAAATGTGTGGTAGACTTTTTATAGAGAGGTTAAGGCCTGTCGTGATGATAGCCCCTCTGACCTTCCAAATTAAAAAATTGGGAGGATTTTTTATGACCTACAAGCAATACCTGCAAAGTGAAGAATGGAAATTTCTAAGGCAGATAGTAATTGACAAGCAAGAAGGGCAATGTGCGAAGTGTGGAAGAGACATTACAGAAGTTCATCACCTCAAATACCCAAAAACATGGAACGAAGATAATCCAGACAATTTAATAGGCTTATGCGGTAAATGTCACATGGAAGAACACGGCATAAATATTCCCGAAAGCGAGCGCACAAAACAGGCTATTTGGGACTATGTGCTTGTTGAGGCAACGCGTTCTGGCGGTAAAATTTGTCCTATCAATGCAAAACAATGTCAATATGAACCAGCAGAAACATGCTTTAGCAAAAGGAGAAAAGAAAACGAGTGTGAGTATTATGCCGGAACAACTACATTAGATGGACGCGAATATGTGATTTGCGACAATAGGGAGTGCGAAGAAAATTTTGGGTATGATTGGGAATAAGGAGGGTTTTATGATTAACAAACAATACTGTAAAACAAGTGAAGTAGGGATTAAAGAGTTGGAAATGAAAAACATATTAGTCCACACAAAAGTGACTTGCAACCCGTGGGCTAAACAAATATCAAAAATTGAAGCATTGGAAATATTTAAGCATTGGAACTCTAAAAAAATTATCGAACACAGGGAATTAACAGAAGAACTAATAAAAATCATAAATCGCAGACTATCCAAAACCAGCAGAGAAGACGTTATGAAAGCTATTGACCGATACGCCGAAATATTACAAAGCGATTATTATTTTAGCTATAAGTGGACGCTAAGAGAGTTTACAGCGAGTACGAAAGGAAACCTTGAAAACTTTCTTGATGATGGAAAGCATTGGGTAAACTATAAAGACCAAAAAGATCTAACTAAAAAAGTTAAAGATTTGTCAATAATGCCTATATGCAATTCCGAAGAAGACATCTATTCAAAGTGTCTACATTTACTTAAAACAATGAAGTATGAGGATTATTTGCAAACAGAGCACTGGATACACTTTAAAAATGAATTTCTCAAATGGGCAGGATTTAAATGCCAGGTATGCGGGGAAACCGAAAAGTCAATACATGTTCACCATAAAACTTATGAAAATAAGGGTAGAGAAACGTTTAATGACGTTGCCGCATTGTGTGAAGTTTGCCACGCCTTATTTCATGGCAAACATTAACCACCAAAAGCCTACCAACTTTTCATGATAAAATGAATATATAGAACATACACATAAACCCGAAACAAAGGAGGGCTAACATATATGGCAAGCAATTATTATACCATTGGCTCAAAAGGTGATGAAGTAAAAAAGCTTCAACAAGCGTTAACTAGCGCCGGATACAGCGTAGGTTCAAGCGGAGCAGACGGAATTTTTGGCAAAGATACAGCAGCAGCGGTCAAAGCATATCAAAAGGCAAATAACCTCACAGCAGATGGCATAGCTGGAACGCAGACATTAGGTTCCCTATATAAGCCTGTAGCAACAGCATCTAGTAATGTAATTACGCCGATTAAAACAGATACGTCAACATACAATCCTCAAACAGGTAAAGGTACATTTGATGATGGAACGCAGTATGAAAAGTTCACCTATGAGAACGGAATGCCAACCAATGTAGGAACAGGTGCTAAATTAGGCAGTTTAACAGGTCAAACGGATTTAACCGGAATAAACAACATAAAAACTCAAGCCGATACTACAACATCCACACCAAGCGCATTAGACCTTCTTAACAGCAAAATTGATACGATACTAAATAAGTATCTTGACTATGACATAAATTCTGCATATGACGTTACTACGGATCCACAGTATGCTTCACTGAAACAGCAGTATGAGAATGCTGGTACAGCAGCGTACAATAACCAAATGGGCAGACTTGCAGCTATGACAGGCGGCAGACCTTCTACGGCAGCAGTTGGTACAGCTTCACAAGCACAAAACAATTACGCGCAAGAGTTTTCAGGAACGGTATTGCCTGGACTGATAAGCAACGAGCAGACAAGAAGACAGCAAGCATACAACAACCTTGCCAGCCAGCTTGAAGCATTACAGGGTGTTGCATCTACGCAGTATAACCAGTACAGGGATACGGTGTCCGACACAGGACAATTGGCTAGTGGGCAATATACGCAAGCCGGACAGATCAACCAGCAGACGATACAGAGCAACGAAGAAGCGGCGCTGGCTAATAAGGCGGCTATTGATGCTGCAGCTCATTATGACAATATACAGGCTTACATTAATACGCTTGATCCGAATGATCCACTTGTGCCTTATTTACAGGCCGAACGTCAAAAGAAAATTGATGCTCAAAATGCAGCACAGGTGGCGGCAGAAGAAAAGGCGGCGGCGGCTAAGACAGCAGCGGAACAGGCTGCATATGAGAGGGCGTTAAAGACCTGGGAAAATAAAGGCACGGTGACCACACAGGCACAGGCCGATATACTTGGCGTTCCGGTAGGATCAAAGACAGCGGACTTTAGCATAGACAGCATAAATGCAGCCACAAGCCAGATGAATGCACAAACTGCCAGGATAAATGCCAACAAGAACGGCGAAGACAAACAAACTTTGACAACTACACAATATTTCAATCAGGCTAAAGCCTTACTGAATGAAAAGGTTGAAACAGGAGAGACGGATGAAAATTCAAATCCGATTATGAGGACTAAGTATACCAAAGAACAATTTGACACTTGGCTTGCAAATCTTCCGGTTACCGATAAAGAACTTGGCGACATAATGGATGCACTCGACTATGACAATCTTGAGTTTTATAATGATACGCCTGTTTCAACAACTGGACTTGAACCAACAACTCACAGAATAAGGCAGGGAGGGTAATGCAATGGCACGCGATGTATCAAAGTGGAGACAGGAAACTTTAAATAAATCAAAGCAAACCGATAGTAAAGTGTCGAGCAAGACGGATAGTGTTTCAGAGTGGCGCAAAAAAGTATTAAGCGGCAAAGATACGTCTGTTACGGAAAGCAAAACTGATTCTCAAAAAAAAGCCGCAACGGAAACACCTGTCAAAGCAACCGCGCCAAAGCCCGAAACTTCATTATTGCAATTTGCAAAAGGCATGACTGAGGCCGTAAAGACTGCAACCAAGGCAAAGGCGACAGAGCCCTCCAAAACGCCTGTTGATACCTCCAGGTACAATATTGTCGGCCAGAACCTCATGCCAGTATATGAAGAAGATACAGGACTAGCGAAGCTTGGCAAGGATGTTGTTAACTATGGTGTCGGTACAGCTTCAAGAGTAGCAGAGGCAGTTCCACAGGCAATGATGCAAATAGTGTCAAATGTCGGTAAAGCAGTTAAGGGCGAACCGCTTGACTTTTCCGAAAAAACATTGCGAAAGGACATTCTTCCCGCTGCGTATGACAATGCGCTGACTAAGCTTGCCACAAAAGGCATAGGCGGAGAGATTGCGGCGCAAGGCATAGATATGCTGATTAACCTGGGGCTCGATCCTACAACCTATGTCATGGGCGGTGTGATTGACGATCTTGCAAAAGCCGGAATAACAGGAAAGGCTTCAAAGCCATCCACTGAATTTGTCAAATTGGCTGGGGAAAGACAGTCCGCTATGGTTGCAAAACAGGCTGGCAAAACGGCGGCAAAAACTGTTGATAATGTTAGTGATGCAGCAAAGCAAACAAGTGGAGCTGAACTCCCGAATAACCTTACTACACCCAAAAAAATAGATGAATTCACCACACCAAAACAGATTGATGAAACAGGAACAGCTACAAAGGGATTGCCGAACGCCGAACCTGCCACAATAGAAGCTGGAATAGGCAAGCAAACACCTGTAAAAAACATAGATGATTACATCCGCGAACAGAAAAACAAGGTTGACGATCTACGATACCAAAGGAATGAACTTGGAGTAGATACCACGAAGGAGATTGAAACGGCTGAAACTGAACTCTTGAGGCTGCAAAAGGAAAAGTATCTTCCATACTATAAAGAGCAGCTTAAATCTCTTGAGGAAACGCAGAAGGAAATATTTGAAAAGGCCGATGATATTACACCTGAATTTGTTGACATAAGCGAGAGGATAGAAAAAGTTAAGGCAAACATTGCAAACATTGAAGGGAGCAAAACTAAAGCGGCAGTTGAAGTTCCGGATGTTAAAACTGAAATAAAAGCGGCAGCACAGCCTACACAGACCGTACAGACTATTAAGGCAACAGAACAGGTAAATGCACCTCTTACAAATAAAGTAGCGCAGGAGGGCGTACAGGAGGTCAAAAAGCCAGTTTCAACTATCAAGATGGATGAGCGAACAGCTATTAATGTCGGCACCCCAAAAGTTAAATCGTACATGTTTGAAAATCCCGAAGTCAAGGATTTATATCAAGGTGCAGCTAAATACATCCTTGATTATGAATATGTGCCAAACGAGCAATTTTCTCCAACTACAACTATAATGAAACAGCTAAAAGCAGATACAGGATTGCAACCGGCAGAAATTAAGGATGCGCTTGAGCGACTTGTAAACAACAAAGGACAGGAAAATGTTGCAGCCGCCAAAAGGGTTGAGCTGGTTATTGATGATATGCTGACAAATGGATTTGATATGTCGGATGGCGTGCATATTGATGCAAACGAGGACTATTTAAAACTGAAAAGTGTTATTGAGGGTAGAAACGTTAAGGCGATTGAAAAGGTTGATTCAAGCGATATTGAAGATGCGTTTATGGCAAATGATTTAAAGAAAAACACATCAACAGACTATGAACCGAATGTACCAAAAGAACCCGCCGCAAAGTCCGCAACAAGCGAAACTGTTCCTGAACAGCTCAAGGTAGCTGAACCTGTTGCGCCAAAAACGGACAGCGAGAAGGAGTTTGTTGAACGGTATACAAGTGAGATACTTCCGGATGATGAAGAAGAGCTGGGTAATATTGTTGCCAACTTAGAGCGGGAACGCTTAGTTGAAAAGGATGGGCAGAAACTGCTTAAAATAAACCTTCAACTGTTTGCAGCAAAGAAAAAACTGAAAACATTTACTGATAGTCCAAGAGGACCGTTGCCCGAAGGCGAAGTTGAAAGAGGCTTTTCAAAGAATGTCAGAACTGATAAAGGGATGGCTGATGAGATAAGAGAAGCTTTTGACGAAAAGCCACTTGGATATAAAGTTAAGTCCAATGAAGAAACGCTTGCCAAAGCTGAAACGATTATGGAGAAGGGACAACCAGCTGCAATATCTGAATTCTATTCAATGATAAGCGGAAATAAGTATTCGCCTGAGACTGTACCACTCGCAAAACTTATAGCAAAAAAAGCACAAGCAGCAGGAGATATGGACACAGCTAGACAGGTTTTATCTGATGCAGCAGTCAAGCTTACTGAAGCCGGACAGTTTTCACAATCTGCAAAGATATTAAGAGAAGCGGATTCGCAGACTTTTATTATGACTGTACAAAAACAGCTGAATAAATTGAACAAGGAAGGATCCAAGTTTTATAAAAAGAAGTGGAATGATCTTGTTTTAACAGATGCTGAAATGGGGAAAATTAGTCAAATCAAATCCGGTGACAACGAAGCATTTGAAACTATAATGGAAGAAATACATGATAGGATTGCCAAAGAAATACCATCTAACGCATGGGAAAAATTTGACTCATGGCGCAGAATGGCTATGTTACTGAACCCCAAAACTCATGTTAGAAATTTCGGCGGCAATATTTTAATGGGCGGTATGCAGAAAACTTCCGATGCAATAGGTGCGGCAATAGAATCTATTGTTATTCGTGATTCCGATAAACGTACAAAATCAATTCTGTGGCGTTCAGGCAAAGAAGGTAAAAAACGTCTTCAAACCGTATCTTCTGCATGGGAGAAAAATAAGGCTGAGATAACTAAAAACGGCAGATGGAATATAGAAAGTGGAGTTGGATCGCTCAAAGAATTAAACAGCATGAAACCGGTATTTAAAACAAAAGGACTTGAGGCAGTCAACCAACTCAGCAAAAATTTGCTTAATGTTGAAGATAATATTTTTGTAAAAGCTATTTGGCAAGATGCTTTAGGCTCGTTTATGAAAGCCAGAAAGCTGTCAACAGCTACGGAGGAAGCTGTAGAATATGCTACAAGAAGGGCTTATGAAGCTACTTTTAAACAGGCTAATCTTTTATCAACTGGAATAAGTAAACTAAAGGGCGTTCCTGTAGTTGGTAAATTTGCCGAAGCGGCTATACCTTTTAGTAAAACACCTACCAATATACTTGCGAGAGCAATTGAGTATTCCCCTGCCGGGTTAATGAAAGCTTTATATAGCGGCGTTGCTAAAAAAGGCGCAAGTGCCGTTATAGAGGATTTGTCAAAAGGCATGACGGGAACCGGTATTATGGGATTAGGTATGTTGCTTGCTTCTTCTGGGTGGGCAAGAGGTACATATTCTACTAGCGATAAGGTAGAGGCGCTTAAAACCAAACAAGGCGAACAGGCTAATGCAATTACTACACCACTGGGAAGTTACACGATAGATTTTGCGCAGCCTTTTGCCGTACCTTTATTTATGGGCATTGCAATGTATGAAGAATTACAAAAGCAACAAGACAAAGGCAAGAATTTAAGCGAAGCAATCGTAAACAGTATTTACAAGGGCGGTGACACTATTCTTGAAATGTCTATGCTAAAGAATGTAAAACAACTTTTTGGGTATGGCAGCACAACGCAGAAAATAGGTATGCTGATGGTATCATATATCGAACAGGCAATACCAACCATTCTAGGACAGATTTCAAGAAGCATTGATGGGACGCAAAGAGAAACGTATAGTGATAATGTGCTTGGGGAGGAATGGAATAGACTTAAAGCAAAAATACCAGGGCTATCATCCACGCTTCCAGAAAAAATTGATAATTTCGGCGAAGTTATGAAAAACAATAGCGCATTATCTCAATTCATTTCTCCTGGATACGCAAAAGCAAAAGATGACAGGCCATTCTTAAAAGAGCTTGAAAGGCTGTATAAAATAGAAAAAGATACCGACATCATACCGACAGTTGTAAACGGTAAATTAACCTATGATGGTGTTGATTATTTTATGACAATGGATGAGTACAATAAGTTTAAAAAGACTTATGGCGAAACAATTATGATGGGTTACACTGATAAAAATAAAATTAAGTATTCTGGATTGCCGGCGCTGATAACTCAAAAAGATTACACTTCTTTAAAATCAGACAAAGAAAAAACAGCTGACAAAAAGAAGATGAACAAAATTACAAAACTATACGATAAGGCCTACGCAATTGCGAAGGAAAGATTTTTAGTAAGCCGCGGTATTGAGATTGATTGACCGCCACAAGACACGCAAAAATGTATGATAAACTTAAATTAACGAGTAGGCCGGCTAGGATCAAACCCTAACCGGCCAAGTGCCAACCGCTTGTCTACGGGAGTAAACAGGCAGAAGGCAATATAAATATAACAAAAAGATGCGGGAGGTGTCAAATGCAATCTAAGAATAAACTGGTTTTGCTATTTTTTATCTTTTCTGTCAACAGTGTTATCATCTCAGCTATCTTGAAAATGTTTGGCTTATTTGATTTTGCTGTAACGGATGCAAATTTTAGATATCCGGTGGTGGGCATTACGATTAAATTTATTATCCTATTAACGATTTACTATTTGATAGTTGGCAGCGTGACACGGTTTGAACCTAAAAAGCTATTCTTTAAAATGTTGCCATTCTTTCCGCTGACAATTGTACTGTACTGCATACCGCAAAGTATCTACACGTTAATCAGTTCAGTAATACTTTTGGTTACATGTATAGCACTTATGCCTAAATTTTCTACATGTATTAGGTTTGTTTTGAACTACTTATTTATCGCCATTATACAAATTATTTTAATCTGGTTAAAGCTTGGCATAGGCCAGATAGCTCCAGCATTTCCGAACGAATTACAGTTTGCAATCATGAACATTGATCAGCTTATAATTTTAACTTTACTTTATGTCATAAACAGAAAGTGGGGTGGTAAATATGGGCTGGATTTTCTTGGGAGAAAAAAGTAAGAAGTCTTTCTGGAGCGGTTTGAAGAAAGTCGGTGATGCCATATGCGGCTTCTTCAGGGGTTAAAAAAAACACTGCAAACGGTAATATTTGTAGTGTATGCCTTGCTTACCCAAGGTTGGCAAGCGTTAGGCATAATTGTTATGGCGGTCTGGAACAATAGGCCCTGGGAATGCCTGTTTATGTTCCTGGGGTTTATTGTCGGACGGAAGTTTTTTGGCAAAACGTATCACGCTAAATCGATGGTAATATGCACGTTTTTGACATGGGGCGTGTTCTGGTTTTTGACAAGTACAGTGCCATCGTTTAATATATCGGTGACTATCCCTAGCATATTTGGCATATGTCTAGCGTATTCACTATCCCTTATAGGTGAACTTGTGGAAAGGGGGAGATAATGTGGGAAACAGTTTAGGCACTCCACTGCAATGGGGAACTTTAATAATGATGATTATTAGCCTTGTGACAATACTTTTGAAAATCGGTAACACGCAGGGCAAGCAGGAAGAGAAAAACATAAACTACGAAAAACTTTTTGAAACGCACGAAAAGCATCTCAGCTTACATGACGTAAAATTCGATCGGCTTGAGGGCGGCATAACGACAATAAAGGAAGATGTTAGTTATATCAAGGGCAAATTGTTATAGGAGGGATGTAAAATGTATAGCGTACCTGAAAACATGAAATTATCCAAGAATTTCACATTAAAAGAATTCGCGTGTAACGATCGCAGCAAAGAAATCACAGTTGACTATGAGTTGATCGATAAACTCCAGCAGCTCCGGGATGCCTTGAGGAAACCCATCAAGGTAACATCCGGATATCGTACCGTAGCCTACAACAAAAAACGCGGTGGCATTGCTACAAGCAACCACCTTACCGGGAAAGCTGCCGACATCAAAGTATCTGGTATGACACCGCTTGAGTTGGCAAAAGCAGCTGATAAGTTGGGCTTCAAGGGTATAGGCATATACCCTACATTTACCCATGTTGATGTGGTTGGTTCGGTAGCAGGAAAGAAGATTTACTGGAAACAAGACAGCGAAGGCGTAAAGTCATACATAACAAAATTGTGAAAGGAGAAAACACATGAAACAATCAAGATGGAAAAGTCCCGTGTTTTGGGGCGCAGTAGTAGCACAGATAATATCAATAGGACAGATCACCGGCATATGGGCAAAATATGGCATAGACACCGGCGTGATCGGTGATGTGGTTGCAGGAATCTTGCAGCTTGGCGTATTGTTCGGCCTGCTTAACGATCCCACTACGGCAGATAAGTTTTGACCTCTTTTCTGCCCGGATAAAAAAAGCCCTCGAGCCTAAATTGGTTCGGGGGACTTTATTTCTTTTGGCTTAAATTTATCATGGTCACAGCATGTATTGCAAGGCCATTCTTCCTCAATCAAATCTCCGTATTCGCATTCTTTACACTTACCCATTCCCATCACCATCCTTTCATCTATACGGTTTCGGGGGCCTCTTTTATTTCTTCCCACTTTGACTCATTAGCACAGGGACAATAATC